CACCTGCAACCAGCCCAAGCCTGACGACGCCTACCGAGGCACCCGCAGCATGTGTCTCGCATGTGAGTACGCTAGAAAACGCGCATGGTACGCAGCGCAGACAGTCAAACCCCACCAGCGCGAGGATCAACAGGCGTACTACCGCAATTGGTACGCGGCCCATGCAGACACGGTGAAGGCCCGCGCCGCAGAGTGGGCCAAGGCCAACCCCGACAAGCGCCGCGACGTTTGCCGCGAAAACATGGCCCGCCAGCGCGGCAAGCTGAACGACGCCTACGTGCGCCGGATGCTGGCTGAAAGCATAGGACTGAAATCCGCCGACATACCGCAACCACTGGTAGATGCCCAGCGCGAACTACTCAAGATAAAGAGGTACATCCGTGAACACAGCAAGTGAACTACGCGCAGAACTGGCGCAGGTATTTGCACAACTGAAGGCCGGTGAAATCAAGCCCAGCGAAGCCGCAGAGCTTGCCAATCTGGCAGGCAAGATGATCGCATCGGCCAAGGTGCAGGTTGAGTACGCGGCACTGCGAAAAGACGTTCCCGAAATCTCATTTTTGAAGGACGACAGCCATGTGGCCTGACGACGAAACACCAGAACCCGCAGCGTGGATCAACTTCAACGCAGCAACAGGCGAGCGCAATGTCAGCTTTATATGCGAGAGCGAACTGGCATCAATCCCGCTGTGGCCAGAGCCACCACGAGGGCGCAAGCCGCTGACGCCGGAGCAGATTAAAGAGCTGCGCAAGAAGCAACCATCAGAGGACTTGTGCGGGTGGAGTTACGAGCAAGGAATAAAAAGCGCAGAAGCCGAACATGGCATTACAGGACGACAACAATGAGCAAATTGAAGTCACTCACCTTCGACACATATAAAGTTGACGCAAAACAAACGCTTGACGAGGCAAAAGACGAAGAACCGGACGCCGTGATAGTCCTTGCGTTTCACCGAGGCTCTGGTCAATTCAAGATCAAGTGCTCCAAGGTTGAAAACCGTCTTGAACTGCTAGGCGCACTGCGCGAAGCCGAGCAACACATTCTTGTGAATGGATATAGCAATGCGCCCTGACTACTGCCCCATTATCGGAAAGGGAATGCCATGAGCCGCAGGCTACGTGAGCGCGGAGATAAGCGCGAGCGCTGGGAGTTCACACCCTGGCAGGACGAGCGCGACGAGGAATTGGAGGATCGAGACTTGCCAGACAAAGACGATCCACCGCCCAGCAACCTATTTCAATAAGCCCCGCAAAGGGGCTTTTTTTATGCCTGGAGGATTTCATGCGATTCATCGCATTGCTTTGCCTTGCCCTGCTTTGTGCATGTGGTGGAGGTGGTGGAGATCAAACCCCCGTACCTGTTGCTATCTACGGCGATTCGCTTTCGAGTGGGTATCTCGCAGACACCCGCCTATCCCCCACTCCGGTTGAGAGGCTCACGGAGTACGCTGGTGGAGCAATCAAGGCCGTGGACTACTCTGTGTCGGGCCTGACTGCATCAGAGACTTCGATCAAGGGTGGAGAGCCTGTAGTCCTTCTTCGATTGGGCTATGCCGATGCAATCATTGGCGTGCCGGAGGAACTGCACCAACAAGGCATGGAGAGGCTGGTTACTCAACTCAAACAGGATGGCAAGCGAGTCGTTATTGCTGGTGTTTTGATGGCCCCAGATCCATACGACACAGCAGCACAACGCAACGATGCAATCCAGCGAAAAATTGCACAGCGAAATGGCTTGCAGTTCATCGACGTTCGATCATTGGGCCGCGTGACTATGGGCGATCCCGTTCACCCGGATCGTGCAGGATCGGATCGAGTGTCGCTTTTTATCGCTCAAGAATTGGTTAGGGGGATGAAATGAGCTTACTTACTCAGATGATCTTGATTGAGCAGCACGGCCTGCGCGTGGACTTGGAAAAGCTTGCGCAGATTCTGGACACCACCGTACCGAACATTCGCCGCAAGGTGAGTGACAACACGTTCCTGATTCCCACGTACATTGACGGCGGGAAGCGCTGGGCAGACACTAGGGACGTTGCGGAGTATCTGGACGCACGGCGGCAGGAGGCGCGCCAGGTCCATCGTGTAAATCCTCCGGCTTTAGCTGCGCGTAGCGCCTGAGGTTGTTCCAGCTCTTATGACCACTGACCAATGCCACGCGGGGTATATCGAACCCCTGTTCAAACAGGCGGCTGATACCCTCGTGGCGCAAGTCGTGGAAATGGAGGTCCGGAATGGATAGCGCGTTGCACGCATCCTTGAAATACTTGCTCAGGGTCTGCTCGTGAATTGGGAAGATGCGAGCGTCAGCATTGGGCTGTGCTTGCACAAGTTCCCATGCGCCGTTCATGAGCGGCACCCATTGATCATTACCAGCTTTCTTGCGCGGGTCTTTGCGATTCTTGATGAGGGCCAGCTTCTTTTCGGCATCCAGCCCGCCCCACTCGAGCCGGACAATCTCGCCGCGCCGCATGGCCGTCATCACGGCAAACCGCACCGCATCGGCATAGACGCGGCCCCGGTTCAATTCCAGCCATTCAACTATTCGCGCAAGTTCATCCTCTTCCGGCCTGCGCTCGCGTTTGCCACCCCCGCCGATCAGGTGCATGTGCGAAAGCAGCGGGCGGGCTTGCCCTACAACATCAGGTAGCGTGATCTTGAGATGCACCCCGGCCAACCGCATCACTGTGCCGAGCTTGGATATGTCCATGTTGACCGTGTACGGCCCTGCCCCGTCTTCATCCTTGCGGGCTTCGGCATAAGCCACAAGGTCAGCCGCAGAAAGCCGGGATGCATCCAACGTACCTAGATGGCGCTCCAGCGTCTTGAGCATGTAATGCTCGTTCGCCGTATCCGCGATAGGCCGCGACTTTCCCCGAAGCTTGCGATACGTATCAATCAGGTCTGATACCAGCACCACCCGCCCCATAACGGTCTTGGGTGCCAGGGTCTGCCCACGGTCGATATCAGCCTCAATGCCACGCGCCCACGCCTGCGCCTGCGCCTTGGTGTTGAAGGTCTGACAGTATGATGGATGGCCTTTGCGGCGAATGAGTGCGCGCCACTTTTCGCCAACTTGAATGATGCTCGCCATGTGCAGTGATACGTATCGTTTTTGGTATCACTGACGGAATAGCGCAGTGATACGCCATGATACGGCAGCACTATGGAAGCGCAGATTCAAAAGGCTAGAATCTCCCCCTCCTCCTCGTAGTTCAATGGGTCGCTACACAGTGGGAATTCCGTGGCTGTATCACTTTTGTATCTGTGACGGCCACGCATCAATCAGCATCATTGCGTCCCCAGCGTGCCTATCAGCCGCTTCTGCCACGCTTCGATATTCGTCGATGCACGTTCCGAGTAGCTCTGCGGCGGTATCGGCTCGCGCAGTGAGGGCGGGGGGGGAAGCGTTGGGGAGACTTGCACGGAATTGGTAGAGGGTGCCGCGCAGCCCGTCAACAGTACGGCGGGCAGCATCAGCGTCAGTGCGTAGTTTGGTTTCGCGTTTGGTTGCGGCATTTTGTGCGTCCTGCAATTGTTGGTTGAATGAGGCTTCCTGCGCCCTGGCGTTTGCTTCGGCTTTGGCCGATTCGCTGGCGTGGTGTGCGTTGATTTTGGATATCTGCGCGTCATAGCGCCAGGCCTGGACGTTCCAAGCCAGAACACCAGCAATGACAGCCCCGGCGATACCTGCGGCGGCGTGCGTGTAGATCATGCTTTGCCCTCACACATGGCCCGCTCTGCCGCCCTGCGACGAATGAGGCCGGGTAACTCTTGCCCACCGGCATACGTCCAGCGGGATAGCTCTGCACAAGCCCCACGCATATCGCCTTGATTGGCCTTGCGGACAAGCGTGGACTTGCAGAAATTGCCGTTGCCCACGTTGAAGGCAAAACTCAGAAACGCTGCTTTCTGACCGTCCGTCATGGGTGTTTTGACGCAATCGAGAGCGGAGGCGTGTTTGAGCAAGTCGCCATAAAGCTGCTGGTCGCACTGCTGTTGCGTCCAAGTCTGGCCCAGCATCAACTCAGGCCCGGTGTGCCCCGTGCAACTTGTGAGAATGCCTATCGGGTCTTTGTAGGTGCGGTACACCGTGCCCTCGAAATGCATCACCAACGGCACAGCAAGGGCGACAGCACCCGCGCCGATGCGGGCGGCCAGTTGCCCCTTAGTTGCCATTCTTCCCGCCCCTGACGTCTTTCCAAATCTGGAGCAGCTTGTGACCGATCATGAGGACGGTGTAAATGAGCGTCGCCCACAAAACCAACTCTGATACCGGATACCCGGCAAGCGATGCAATGGAGACTGCGGCGGGTGGGGCTGCTTTTGTTGCCATGACTGCGGCTCCCTCTGCCGTGTGTTGTGTGCTACTCATGGATAACCCTATACTTGAATGACGCGGGCAAAAAAAAGCCCGCAAGGAGCGGGCATGGAGTTCACTGATTGGATGTGGCTAAAGGTAGGCGTAATTGGTGCGCTTGCCTTCCTCTACGGCATCTGGCGCGGCTTTACTGGGCGGTAAGCACCGGGGCTACCTTTTGCCCCAACGACAGCAGGCCACCCATTTGGGGGGCTTGGGCTGAGAGCAGCCCCCGCGCAAGCATGGGCGAGCCAAGCACTTGATTCATGCCCATCCCGACGGGGATCACGCCAG